GTCAGACCGAACCAATTGCAGTGTGATCCGTTGCGCAACAGCCGAAGCAGATGACATCATTGCACGTTGGATATCATTACACCCCCAAGACGATCACGTAGTAGTTAGTTCAGATACAGACTTTGTACAGTTGGTGGCACCTAACGTCACACAATACAATGGCATCACAGATGAATTGATCACACTGGAGGGCATATTTGATGCCAAGGGTAAGCCTGTTACAGATAAAAAAACTAAACAACCAAAAACCATCCCGGATCCGTCCTGGCTATTATTTGAGAAGTGCATGCGTGGCGACACCTCCGACAATGTCTTCTCTGCTTATCCGGGAGTACGTGAAAAAGGGACAAAGAATAAAGTTGGTCTCCGTGAGGCCTTTGCCGACAGAGACAAGCGAGGATACTCGTGGAACAACATGATGCTTCAACGCTGGACCGACCACAACGGCGAAGAGCACAGAGTGTTGGACGATTATGAACGTAACTGTACATTGATCGATCTCAACGCACAACCGGATGCGGTCAAGGCAACTGTAGATGCCGCAATCCGTGAACAACTTAGTCACAAAGATGTGGGCATGGTAGGCGCACATTTCATGAAGTTTTGTGGCAAGTACGAGCTGACCAAGCTCAGTGACCAAGCTGATACAATCAGTCGATGGCTCAATGAAACATACAAAGGAGTATTAAATGATACACGCCAAACCAGTAGTTGATAACGAATATTGGATCTTGAAAAAAGACGACCAAAAAGTTGGCAATATTCAAGCAGTCAATGATGGTTATCAAATAACCATTGAGAACAAAACAGGATTGTACAAAACCATTCCCATGTTGCGCAAACGTGAGAATGTGGAATTCGAGCCAGCAGAGAAAACAACCAAGCCGGCCATGGATGTGGTTCATGGATATCCCACTGGATGCAGAGCACACAATCCTATCTGGGACGTCAAGCACAAATTACCATTGTTTACCAAAGACACCAAAAGTAAATCATGGTACGCCGCTGGATGGTACATGATCAAACAACATCGCAACTGGAAACCGGTACAAAACCCCAAACTAATTGTACTTGAACGCTACAAGTATCAAGGACCTTTCCACTCTAAAGAAGAAGCTAGTGACCACAAAAGTTGATACCACATTTGGCGACGATCCTGATTACGACAAAGTAATCACAGTCAAGCATGGCAAGATTACTATCAATGAGTGGGGAGAAAAATACCTCACTCCTGAAGAAAATGCCGAATGGCTGGAGCAGGATCGCATACACGAGGAAGCGGTACACGCTGCCATTGCCGCTGGTGATTGCTTTCATGATCGAACTGATCAGTATAATGTGCAGATCAAATGGCGCAATCAGGAAGTTCACGTGAAGTGGATGAACACCATTAGCCAAGAGAATCATGCTGTGTATCACAGTTACTGGGATCGGTACCATGCCAAAATGGCCGAACTTGAACAGGAAAACAAATGAGTTTACATATAAATCGCTTTATTGATTTAATTAAAGCACAAGAAAGCCGCGGCGGCAGAGATGTTACATTACCGCTCAAAGACGCCAAGGATCTACACGCAGATATTACCAAGTTATTGCTAACACTTGAGAAACTTCGTGAAGATCAGAGCAAAGTTGATGAGGTAGTAAAGGTTGAATTGACCGGAGGTACTTTTTAAAGTACCCAGTTTTTAGCATAAATAATGCTAGGAGTTTATCAATGAGCAGACCTAAACCCAGTGTGTTAATAGAGCACACAAACAAACAAACTTACAAGACCGAGCAAGTGCTAGCGTCGGAAGGAGTGTGGGCTGTGTTCTATGACTCAAAACCTATCAACCTAAAGACCAGCAACATGCTGACACAGTATCCTGGACCCAAGTACAAAAAGGTCAGTTTTTCAAATCCTGGCCACGCAATCAACTTGGCTCGCAAACTCAACACGCAGTTTAAAACAGACAAATTTAGTGTGGTACTGTTAACGCAAGGGGCGCAAGTGTTCCCCAATGCCCAATAAGATCTTTCTAACTCAACAGATATTAGATCAACTCAAGTGGGAGATCAAACCCACGCTAGATCAAGCACTACAAGAGTGGTGGAAAAACCCCGACGAACATGCAGGCCTACGCTTAACTGCCGAGGGCTTTTTTGTTTTTAGTCAATTGGAAATTGCACATTACGAGTTTGACGTTCCTGCAAGTATGCCAGCAAAGCCTGGGCAATTACTAACACTTGATCGCAAGCTCACATGTCCTTACTACATCTTTCTTGGCAAGAAACCCAAACTATTATTATTTGGCAGCAAGGAAGCCACAATGTATTCCTTGTACGGAGATCTTGAAAAGTTCCTAAGGGGCATAAGCCGGCAGTAATCTGTCGGCTAGTGCCCGAGCCTGTATTACAAATTCACGCTCCATGCGATCAGGCAAGCCCCACAACACATACTCACGTTGACGTTCAAGTCTGTCACGATAAGGTTCAAGATTAATCTTGCCACAGATAACATCTTGATTTAGACGCAGTGCCATCTCTGCTCGAGATTCATTTGGCATGGTGTCGTAACTGTTATCTACTAGGTCGTCGAACATGTCAAACCCCATACGACGACACTGATCCACAATGCCTCGATGACCAATCACAATGGGTATCTGTTCTGCTGCCATGGCCAGCAGTGTTTTTTCTGTAACAATACCTGTGGCTTCTGTGTATTGTGTTTCTGTCACAACATTAACAGCCGCTGATCCGTACACATATTTCAGTGCTAGAAAGTTAGGAAAGTTATCGCAACCAAAATATCTGCTGTAGTCCCACTCTGGCAAAGGTATTTCTTGTCCGAGACTCACCCAACCATTGTGCCAGTTTTTTAACATATAAGCAACTTGACATCTGTGAGGAGTAATTCTGCCATTCAAACATTGCCAGGCATGTGTACGTGGTTTGCCTAGAATATCTTTCCATTGATCAAACCCTTGTGCCAGTGCATTACACATGTCATAGTTGTGATTGCTAAATTTGATCAAGTTCAAGGGACCTGTGTAGTACTGATCCATGTCACTGGTCCAGTATGTGACAAGAACTTGATTTGAGTTGGCGCCATAAAACTGTTCAACTTTTTCTAGTTCTAACACACGACTACCATTCATTTTTACAAAATCAGGAAAGTGTACCACTGCCAATGTTTTAGGAGTGAACTCAATGTTGTCTAGCCACAAGTCCCAGCCATTCTCAGCATCAAACTCTCCCCGGTAAGCATGGTACCGATTTGGAGTTATGTCAAACCCCATTGGGCCTAGTGTTTTATTAAAAAATTGTCCAAAATTCATAGTGATCTATTTAACCTGTAAATACTGCATGGAACTAACAATTGAACAAGCACTGGGCGATCAATGGGCTATGTTTTATCACTCACAATGGCCTGTGGAAGATCTACAGCCAGTTTGCACACTAGAACAAAGTGTGCGCACAGTAAATCAACAACTGCAAAGTGTGCGTGATCTAAGTCAATGGAAGTATGCGCATCAAGATGAAATAGCCAGGCTGCTATGGGTCAACTGGATGTATCAACGACTAGGTGCTGAACCCATACGCAAGCCGGTGCTGGTACACAAACACAACGAACAGCTGGTAGTAGATTGTGGTGACACTAGGCTAATGAGCTTGAATTTGTTGCCGGACCCGGGTACAGTAAGTGTGATGGTTGTTGTGCCAATTTCCCAAGCTGGGGAGTATTCTGATTGGCGTCAAATACATACCAATCGAGATCTTATGCGGGTTACAGGATTTGGACGCGGCGCTGATATTGCATTACGAGTCAACGATGCTGGTAGGATTGAATGGTTAGAAATTGGTGACCATACCACTGCACATCATTTGCATGATGTTGATCAACGTATTGCTATGATGCAACGCTATGTTGACACACAGGAAGATACCTTTGAGTTTTCAGTTGACTGGGCTAGAAACCATATTAATTGGGACATCTATGCCAGGTGAGACAAATAGGCCTGTTTCCATTGCTCAAATTCTGCGTCCCAGTTGTTTTTGTAGAGCTTGAGTAGTTCTCTGTTGTAAGTGGCTGCTTTTAAACATCGGGCACGTATTTGATCTTGATTTCCATTCATTAGCACTTTTGATGTATCACTAATGCTTTTCCACACAAAAATACCTATTCTGTTTTCTACAACTTTGAGTTTGTCATAATGATTGTGATCAATCATATCACTCATACAATCAAACCCAAGACTTTCTAAGTACGCCACTCCATAACGTCCCATGTATACTGTCCATGGCACAGGTAACGTAAGCAGTCTAAAGATTTTTTCACTGAGTGCTACTGTGTTATCGCTACTGTAGGTTTCACATTCAATAGTTAACCAACTGCGAGTGTATATTTCATGATGTGCAATGTCATAATTTTTCAGTGGCATTTGTGGTGCTAATAGTTTATAACTGGCTTGCCATAGTGCCTTGTCGTCATCAGACAACTCATTGTTCCAGTATTTTTCAAATACTGCAGGCAAACGATCAGTGCCACCAAATGTGTCACCATCAAATTGATCTTGACAGTTGAAGTTTACATAACCTTTGTGTAGATGTACACGTTTGGCCAACTCTAACACGAGTTTGAGTCGTCGAGGGTCAATCCTGTTCACACTGAAACAAAACTGTCGATCTGGTTGCCATTCTGGCATGAGTTCATTGTGACTGTAGATTCCGTAAAAGCTAGGAGGCAACTGCCAAACTCGATATTGTGTTGGGCATCCAATATAGTTGTCGGTGATAACTGTGGTGTTGCGATCAAACATGTAAGGTACATCCACATGATAGTTGTCGGCACAATCACGTATGTCGTCAACTAGACATAGCACAACTTTTTTATCTCCACGATGCCAATTGCGTCGTTGCTGATCATCTCTTTGCCAGCCAAGATTAGTTAGCGTGGTTTCAAAATAATCTAAAGTAGCTTGCTCTTGTGACAAGCACCCACTGTTCCAAATTCCTTTGCGATGGATGGGCTCTTGTGTGTAAGGATCAAAGTTCATGGAAATACTTATAAACACAAAACAGTTGACCAAATAATCCCAATCTATTAGATTGACTATAATTCACTATAATCCACTATAATATTATCAGGGATTATCGATAATATTATTGGATTATCCGGGTAATACTCAAGTATTACCGTATTTTTGTGGCTTTTTTGCCACATTATTTTGGTTGACCAGAAATGCCCGATTTGCTATAATACTTGTATGGAACTTAAAAAGCAATCACGTAAAAAGCGCACCGATCGTACACATATCATCTATATGTTGCAAAGTGGTGCTGACTTCTACATTGGTGTCACAGCCAAGACTGAAAGCACTGTTAACAAGAGTGCTCAAGTGCGTTTTAACAAACACGTATATCGCTCACGTTCAGAAGACAAATCCTGGGCACTATATGAGTGCATGCGTGAGCGTGGTGTTGACACATTTAACTTGGTGGTTGTGGACGTTGTGCGCGGCAAAACTGACGCTCATAAATTAGAGCGTGAATTGATCCGTGAGCACAAACCCAATTTAAACACAGATGTGCGTGGTGTTGTTTAATTACAACACTGCATTTTGGTTGACCAATAATTACCAATTTGCTATAATATGAACATAGTAAGAAATAAGGAGCCACAGATGACTACAGAATTTACAACTTGGGAACAGATGACAACTCTTGAGCAGTATGCCTGCACCTATTGGGATATGTACAAAGATGCGTTTGGTATCCGCCCACGTGGCATTGACACTTCTGCTTGGACAGAGGCAGACTATGTTGCTGAGTTCAAGCAGTTGGAAGAAATTATCGAGCGTGAAGAAATCGCTCGTAAGGCCGCAGAGGCTATCAACCTAGAAAAGTTTGAGCGCCGTGTTGCTGAGTTAATCAGCATTGGTGCCAAGGATCAGGACATGGCCATGCGTTGGATCCACGAAGCCGAAGGCACCCAAGGCGACAATGATTACCTTGCTTGGACCCTGGGCTTGCCCTATCAATACTTCCGCAAAGCGGCTTAAGGAGAACACAATGGGAACACCACTATACATGGAACTCGGCGATGCTTGCCGTATTGTGCAGGAATACGCAGAACTCTACTGCGAAGGCAACGTTTTAGAAGGTCTTAAGAGCATGGAAGAATGCTACGACGATCTTGAGAAAGAAGAGCGAGTGGCCTATCGTATGTTTATAGCGGCAGGACGCAAAATGATGGCACCAAAGGAAACAATATGATTAAAGAACAAACACAATCTGGTTATCACGACCAACGACATGGTGGTCCTTACGATCGTGGCGTCTGTGACAGCTACTACGGTCGTGACTACTGGCCCCATTACTTTGTGAGAGACACTCACAAAAGTCCTCGCATTGACATGGATCAGATGACCCCAGCCGAGCTTGCGGCCTACACAGCCGGCTATCGTGACAACGAAGCCAATGGCGACAAGAAAGAATGGTAATGAACAAGTTGATTGACAACGGCAAAGTGGCTGTGCTATACTCGCCAGGGTTCGGTGCAGGTTGGTCGACCTGGAACAAGGAAGTGCCAGAACTTGTGTTTGATCCGGCCATTGTAAAGTTCGTGGAAACTGACCAGTGGGCAGAAATGGAAACTTATGTCGCACTCAAGTATCCAGGACTCTACACAGGTGGCATGAAAGACTTGGCCATAGCCTGGCTTCCTGTGGGCACTGAATTTCAAATCAACGAATACGACGGTGCTGAAAGTATCGAAATAAAAGGAGAAGTAAAATGGATGACAGCATGAAACGAGCAGACTTTAGCCAACTAGGGTGGACATCTTATAGATATGAGGCACTTGCACCCGAAATCACAGACTTCACAGAAGCCCAGGCTGTGATTGCCTACATCAAGTCCCTACTATGAGAGTGATTGTAAATTCAGCCGAGACTGTGGTACTACCTTGGGAAGAAGGCCTGCTGGAGTGGCTACAGGAACGCTACCCATACAGCCGGTATCAGGTGGTAGAGATCCGCCAGATGGGTTGACTATAAATAGTTTTCCTTGTATGGTCCAAGGTTCAAGTCCTTGTGGGCGCACCAAACTCTCTGGCCATAGTATAATGGATAATACAGTAGCCTTCTAAGCTATCAATCTAGGTTCGATTCCTAGTGGCCGGACCAAGGAATATTATGACATACACGCTACATCAATCAGATAGCAAACCCAAAATCATACTTCATGCAGGTAGCGATGATGAAATGTTGCGAGTCACTGCAGATGGATTTTATGTTCGTGGTGTCAAAGTTCCTGTAGACGAAAACGAAGCCCTCACAGTATATAATGCTTTTCGTGCCTGGATGACCTGGGCCGCGTTAAATAACAAGTACTAGGAGAACACTATGGCTTCATTTATCACAGCAGTAAAATCGGCATTAGAGAAAAAACATGCCGCGCAACATCCTGATGCAAAACCTACCAAAGGTTCCAAGTCAGTTAAAAAAACAACAGCACCTGCACCAGTGGGTAAACCTGTTAAAAAGGTCACTGGCCGAGGCGGATAAACAACATACGAGTATGGGGGAATCGGTAGACCCAGCGGACTTAAAATCCGCCGCTTAATGCGTGCCGGTTCGACTCCGGCTACTCGTACCATTTTGGAGTAACAATGATCAGTTGTAGTCCTAGTCGTAATACTTTCCAAAAAGAAAACTACATCAAACGATGTGCAGAAAACGGCAAAAAACTCAATAAAGCCTACATCAAAATGTTTGAACAAGCAAATATTAACAAGATGGCCAAAGAACAAGATACCGAATGGCAACAAAACAACATGGAGTACGATCTTCGTACCTCTGATTTCATGTTGGCCAAAGTTCGTTCTAGCAAGTCCTATTCGCAGAATCTCTATGCGGCCATGTGCAATCGTACCTTTCAAAAAAACGAAGTCTGGGCCACTCTTAAGAATCAAACCTGGAGTTGTAGCTGGCGGTATGCTGGCGGTATCATTGCAGAC